AGGTAGCGCAAGTCAAAACAATACAGGATGTGCCGCTGGCGCTGGCGCTGGTGGATTGCTTTCTGGAACTACAAATTTAACATCAGGAACTACTTACACAATTACTGTAGGCGCTGGTGGTGCAGGAGTAACAACAAACAACACATTATCTAATGGTAATGCTGGTTCAAATTCAGTTTTTAATAGTTTAACTGCTATTGGAAATTCTATGAATATAAGTCAGCAATCTGCTATAACTACATTTAATTTTCCTTCATTAGTTAGTGTATTTGCACAAATTAGTATAACAAATTTGACATCATTAGTAAACGTAGCATTTATAAATTTAAGATTTATAAATAACAACAATAATGCCGGTGCGTTATCGTTTTCAGGTTGTGGAAGTTTATTTTCAGTTATTTTACCTAATATAGAAAGAATTTATAGTTCGGGCGGAAGTACAATTAGTTTTCAATCCGGTACACCTAATTTGACGGTTTTTGGGTTTGGTTCTAATTTAAAACAAGTTGGTGGAACAAGTGGAGATGTATTGTTCCAAAGTTGTTCTTTAAGTCAAAGTAGTGTAGACGGAATTTTAATAAGTTTAGCCGCATTAGACGGAACAAATGGTACTACTTCATTCAATAATAGAACAATAAGATTACAAGGTACATCAGCAACACCAAGTGCAACCGGTTTAGCTGCAAAAGCTACTTTACAAGCAAGAGGAAACATTGTTTTTAATAATTAATAATTAGATAAAATGAAAAATATAGAACCTAAGTTAGTTTACGTTAATGGGTCAAATGTAGAGGCTACACAATTTGATTTACAAAGTATATTTGATAACTTATTAGATACTGCAATTTTTAGTTGGCGTTTATTTGATGCAAATGGAACGCCATTAATAAATGGAGAATTGAAAATGGTTAATCCCGATTATGATTTATGGAGTGATGATGCCAATATCAATAATTCAGCGTATCAATGGGCGGCAACATTATTAAATCTTACCTTAGTTTAATTTAACCTTAATATAAATATCTATGACAAACGAAAAAGCATTAAACGTATTAAAACAAATTTTAGATGCAGCAAACAAAAGCGGACTTTTTGAAAATATGGACGCCAGTTTTTTAGCCGCTAAATGTTATAATCATATTGCTTTGCAATTGCAAATAAATGAAATAGAAAATAAAATAGAAGATGCAGACGGAATTGATAGTTAGTATATTTACATTTGTTGCGGTTGCAAGTGGTTTTTATTTTACTACCAAAAGCCGTTTAGATAAAATTGAAAAAGATTTATCAAGACATAACAATACTAATACCGAAATATTAGACCGATTAGCACGAATTGAAACTAAATTAGATTTTTTCACAAAAAAATAGTTTTATGTTTAAAAATTGGAAAACAAGCCTATTTGGATTAGGCACATTAATTACCGGTGTAGCAACGATCATTAAAGGCGATATTCCGGGCGGAGTTACGGCAATTTTAACCGGTTTAGGTTTAGTAGCCGCAAAGGATAGTGATATTAATTTAAATAATAGAAAATAATGACAACCACCACAAAAATTATAATTGTGGCGGCAATTGTCTTATTACTTACAACCGCAACCGCTATGGGAGTTTCTGCAAAGGGTTTAAACTTTATTAAAGATTTTGAAGGCGAACGCCTTAAAAGTTACCGGGATACCGGAAATATTTGGACAATTGGTTTTGGTTCAACGTATAATCACGATGCAAAACGTAAAGTTCAGGAAGGGGATACAATAACAAGAGAAACGGCGCTTCGTTGGTTAAGATTAGATGCTGGAAAATTTGCAACTGGCGTTAAAAAGTTAGTTAAAGTACCCATTAACCAAAACCAATTGGATAGTTTGACTTCTTTTGCCTATAATTTAGGTTTAGGAGCGTTACAAAGGTCTACTTTATTAAGAAAATTAAACGCCGGAAGTCCTAAAAGCGAAGTAGCGGCAGAGTTCCTAAAATGGAATAAAGGGCGTAATACTGCCGGTATTTTAGTTGAAATACCGGGTCTAACAAGACGCCGTGAGGCTGAAAAAGAACTATTTTTGTTATAGATAGGGTTAAATACAAGTAAGGAAGATACCCCCGAAATGTCTATTTTGGGGGTTTTTTTATGTATTATATTTAAAAAGTAGCCTACTCTACTTACTTGCCTACTCGAAATGCCATAATTGATATAAAAATATTACTTTACTAAAGTCGGGGTAAAGTCCTTTTATCAATTATTTTTAGTATAAAAGCCTATATTTTAAAAAATTATTTGGTGGTTTCAATTATTTATATATAATTTTAGCCTACAAAACAAAAAACCCTATCTTATGACATTTAACACCGACCAAAAAATTTTGGGTCAAATTGCCAGTGCGCAATCCAAAATTCAGCGTTTAGAGGCGCTCCGCTCACTTACCCCATACGAACAAGTTACAATCTTTTTTTATGGTTCAGGGGGAAAATTCTTATCCGTTAATGAAAACGATATTCCGTTTGATTTAGCATTTGAAATTCGTATTTTAATTGATGCCTCAATTGAGCATTATAACCACGAAATTAAAATGTTGGAAAATTCGTTTCAATGAAAAAATTACTAATAAAATTTATTGCAATAGTATATCTATTTGTTGTGTCTATTCCGCTCACAATAATAGTTTACTTATTAACCTATTTTATATCTTTTATTCTTTACTTCAAAAAACAAAAAAAAAATGAAAAACGAGTATCTTCAATCCCTTCTGAATGGTTATGGCTCAATGAACGCCGTAACGAACAAAAAAAATGAAAAACAACCCGATTATCAAGGTTGGGTAAAATTAGACGGCAAATTTTATGAGGTTGCCGGTTGGGTCAAATTTGGCAAGTCAAACAACAAATTTTTATCAATTTCAATTCAAGAAAAAAACCCTTTCCAAAATGAGCAAGACCGAACAATCTAATGAATTAACACACCGCATTCGCCTTCGTATTACAAATGCTCAAAATGAGGTTTTATCAGTTTTAGACATAAGTCCTCGTGAGTGTTGGTTAATGAAAGATTTAATAACCGACATATATGAAAACGAATTTAATGGAATAACAATACTTTTAACTTTAAAATCTAAAATGGTATAAATATGAATACTTTTATAATTATTGAGGATATAGTATCCGGAACAAAACGAAACATTGAAATTGATAGTAATCATCGTGAAATATACGAAGAAGAAATTCAGGCTTTATACGAAGAAGATTTTAAAGTTGTAGCGATTTATGAAAGATTTAATCGTGATGTATTTTTTTTATCAAAAGAAATGGTTCAAAAATATTTAATAATAATAAAAACTTACAACAATGAAGTATCAAACTAATGCACCGGCTTATCCGTGTATGCCAATTAAAGATGAATTTGGCAGAATTATTGCAGCCATTCCCGGCTTTACTAAATACGAGCAAGTTTTATTATCAATTGTATGTGCAAAGGAAGGCAATCCCGGAGCATATAAAGATACCCCATCAATGATTTTAAAAGAGGCTCAAACGCTAACCGATGAATATTTTAAAACCTTACAAAAATTACAAGATGCAAAAGAAGATACCGCAAACGTTATTCAAATGTAGTAATGAAATTCAGGCTTTAATAGTGTTTATAATTGCACTATTTTTATTTGGCTTTATTCAAAATATTTAATGGATAAGAATTTACCCCCTGAACCATAAAAGAATATTGTAACTTGTTCGTATGGGGTAAGTGAGCGGAGCGCCTCTAAACGCTGAATTTTGGATTGCGCTGCGGCAATTTGACCCAAAATTTTTTGGTCGGTGTTAAATGTCATAAGATAGGGTTTTTTGTTTTGTAGGCTAAAATTATATATAAATAATTGAAACCACCAAATAAATTTCATTATAGGGCAAAAAAATACCCCCAAAATAGAAATTTCGGGGGTTTTTCCTTACTTGCTTGTATTTAACCCTATCTATAACAAAAATAGTTCTTTTTCAGCCTCACGGCGTCTTGTTAGACCCGGTATTACTACCAATACTCCGGCTGAATTGCGCCCTTTATTCCATTTTAAGAACTCCGCCGCTACTTCACTTTTAGGACTTCCGGCGTTTAATTTTCTTAATAAAGTAGACGTTTGTAGAGCGCCGGATATTATGCAGACCAATTATTATGGTAACAAAAAATAATTTTATGTTTAAAAATTGGAAAACAAGCCTATTTGGTTTAGGCACTTTAATCACTGGTGTAGCAACGATCATTAAAGGCGATATTCCGGGCGGTGTAACCGCAATTTTAACCGGTTTGGGTTTAGTAGCCGCAAAGGATAGTGATATTAACCTAAATAATAGAAAATAATGACAACCACAACAAAAATTATAGTTGTGGCTGCAATTGTTTTATTACTTACAACGGCAACCGCTATGGGAGTTTCTGCAAAAGCACTTAATTTTATTAAAGATTTTGAAGGCGAACGCCTTAAATCTTATCGTGATACGGGTAATATTTGGACTATTGGATATGGCACAACGTACAACCACGATTTAAAACGAAAAATTCAGGAAGGCGATATAATCGACAAAGAAACGGCGTTACGTTGGTTACGATTAGATGCCGGAAAATTTGCAACTGGCGTTAAAAAGCTCGT